AAACTAATCAACAGATTTCTAACACGAATGACCAATGTCATAATCGCCAATGGTGGTACAGTTGACAAGTTTATGGGTGACTGTATAATGGCATTTTGGAATGCACCACTGAAGATAGAGAATCATCAGATGTTGGCAGTGCTGACAGCTTCTCAAATGCAAAGCGAACTAGCCATGTTGAACGAACAATTGACTGCAGAAAGTTTACCAAACATCAAAGTGGGAATAGGAATCAACTCAGGTGAAGCACTAGTTGGTAATATGGGATCAGACCAGAGGTTTGATTACTCCGTGATAGGGGATCCTGTTAACCTTGCGGCACGTCTGGAGAGTGCGAGTAAGACACTAGGACACACACTGATAGTGGGAGAGGCGACCAAGAAGGTCATTGACGACAAGTTCCCTTTCAAATTCGTTGACAGCATCACAGTCAAAGGCAAAACCGAACCTGTGAATGTGTATACATTGGAACGTTAAATACACACATAATGAGTCAATTTTTTAAATTAGTAGCAGAACTTGGATTACCAATTGCCGCAACAGTGGGAATGGGTGTTTTCATACTGTTCATTATAAAATACATCCTGAATGGTATTGTGAGTTCTATATCTTTCATCGAGAGTGTTATCACACAACTAGACAACAGAGTCAAGACAATGAACAACGATATCATAAAGATTGATCAAGAAGTTTCCGAACAACTGGGCATACCCATAGACACAGACAGGGTGGCCAGGGCAGACGGCAAACTTGATGCGAGAAAAGACTAATGGACATTGTATCAAAGACTGTATCAGTGACCAGTATAATACAGGACTACGGTTTCCCAACCGTGGCTGTGTTCTTCCTTGCGTACTTTATCTACTTCCTTTGGAAGTTTATCACAACAGAGATAACACCCAAACTGGGTGCAACTTCAAAGACTCTTATAGGACTGATCGACAGAATACGTATGCTGGACAACGACCTGATCAGATTACGAACCAAGGTCAAAACTTTCAGACAGCAAGAAAAGAAAAAGTAGTAGCACTTTTATTTCAGCAACAAACTATTAAATATTTGCATGAACTTCACAATGGTAATGATCATATGTTTTAGCACAAGTGTCTGTCAAGCAATCTTTGACGAGACCAAATTCCCTAGCTATGCTGAATGTTATGAATCGTCAAGATCTGCTGTGAGCTTCATGGCAGAAATGTACCCCAATTCAGCAGGGGAGATCCGTTGTTTAACTGGAGAGGAGTTGGCAATCTACAAGGAATACATAGATCAAGGCGGCGAGCCACAACTGACCAATCCAGAACCAGAACAATTACCAACAACTATCTAGTTGACATTTAATTGTTTCGTAGTACAATAGTATTATGATTCACGCAATGATAGATCTGGAAACACTTTCCACTAAACCCAATGCCACAATACTGACAATCGGTGGTGTCAAGTTTGATCCATACACATACGCAGAACCCTCACAAGGTATGTACTTCCGTGTCGATGTAGACTCACAGACTACTATGGGCAGAGATGTACAACAAGAAACAGTAGAGTGGTGGGGTAAACAAGCGGATGATGTCAGGGAAGAAGCACTCGGTGATGGGGACAGGATAGATCTAAAATATTTGATTAAACAGATTAATAAATTCTCTGTAGGTGTAGATGTGTTTTGGTGTCAAGGTCCATTGTTTGATTACGCAATACTACAAAATTTTTATGCACAAATGAATGTGCCTGTGCCATGGAACTTCTGGCAGATCAGAGACTCGAGAACACTGGGCAGTCTAGTACCACGTGATCCCAATGAGAAGAGGACCGGATTGCACAACGCACTGGAGGACTGTTATTTCCAAGCAAGGAAAGTTCAACAGATATTTCATCAACTAGAAATTAAAGATCCAAGTAAATATTAATATGTACAGGCCATTACCAGACGGACTAACAATAAAAGAATCAGAGTTGCAGGGCCTAGGCTTGTTTGCAACCAAGGACTTCGAAGACGATGTGGTTCTAGGAATAGTACATATCAAGAACAAGAATTTCCCACACGGGTACATAAGAACTGCGTTGGGTGCCTTCTACAATCATTCAGACAACCCCAACTGTAAAAATTCATCAGGCTTCTGGCACCAACTGCCAGTCAAATATCTTGTGACAACAAGACCTATCAAAGCAGGAGAAGAACTAACTGCCAACTACACATTATATAATGACTTCAACAGAGACGAAAGTTAAGTGGTACCCCATAGAGGACCTGTACACAATAAAAAAATATAAAATTACTCATAAAAAAGATCCTGTTACCAAATGGATACGTTTACCTTGTGTGTACAAGATAAAAATAAACGACACCATAGTAGAAGTAGGAAGATCAGATACCTGTAAGAAACACGGTGGTGCAGAGAAGGTGCGTAAAGCATTGGTTAATCTGTTAGATGTTTTACAACACAATACAAGTGTGACAAAAACCAAACGTTGGGAACAAATCAGGTTGCGACACAGACCAAATTCTAGTAATATTAAGATAGGAATAATAAAAACAAATGCAATCAAAAAAACCTATCTACAAGAAGCCCTGGGAAACAATTAGTCACTACGAAGAGTCCACGTGGGTCGGCAACGACAAACCCATATTCGAGAACGAACACTGTGGTGTATTCCGAGACAAGTATCCTGTTGTGAAAGGACACCTATTATTCATTGCAAAGAAAAATAATCCAGACACGATAGCCGAAGCATACAAACTGGCCTACTACTGCGGAGAGCAGTGGATAGAAGAAGGCAAGATGGATGGATTCAATGTTGGACAGAACAGAGGTGCCGCGGCAGGGCAGAGCATATTCTGGCCGCACATACATTTCATCCCCAGGAACAAAAACGATTACGAGGGGGATGGCCATAACGGTGTAAGATTATCTATACCCTCTGGAGACCACACTAATTATTACTAATGAGAGAAACAAAGAAATTAAAAAAATCCCGAAACGAAATCTACGTGTCGCCCGACGGTGGGGAAACTGTGTACGTGCAGAAGAAGGACGGCACCCGTGGAAGGCTAGTATCACAGTCGCAGTACGCAAAGGACATAGAAACACTGAGGGACGAGGACGAAATGATAGACGAAAATGCCGTCGAGATGAGAAGGAAATATCCTGCACTAGGCAAGGCGTGGAAACACTACAAAACAGTCTGGCATTTGATAATGGGATCAAAATAGATAATTACTGTTAATGTCAGTAATTAAAAGACCCAAGTCAAATAATTTTCGTTACATACCGATCCCTTTAGTGATTGCGTTTGAGCCAATAAATCTTTGCAACGCAAAATGTTATTGCTGTCCTTATACAAGATTAAGTGAAGACAAAGCATACACAGATCAACGTATGTCCAAAGAAAATTTATCACAGCTAATAGAAGAATACGGATCGTTATTACAGAAATACAAGGTAAAAAAATGGGCGGCTACGATATTCCCATGGCGTTACTCAGATCCACTGGTGCAACCAGAACTAGAACACATAATGGCATTGGCCGACAAACACAAGATAAAAGTAATGCTAACAACCAATGCAGTTTCCTTCAACAAGAAACAGTGTGATATAATAGAGAAATACAAGCACCTAATAGAAACGATCCATGTTTCGGTTATAGGGTTCACAGCAGAACAGGTATGGCAATGGATGAAAATTAAAAAAGAAAAAACTTTAATGAGTTTAAAGTTTGTAAGAGACAACTATCCTAACATTTCAAAGAAGCTGAGAGTTGCTATAAAGCATAAGTCCTTACACATGGCCCCTGATCAATTAATAGCAGAGTATCAGGAACTTGTTCTTGGTGACGTAAAAGGTAAATTTTTCCGTCCTACAAACAGACTTGGTGACGGTGATGGAGATTGGACAAAGCCCTATGACGGTAAACCTGTAGACAAAGAAAACTACGTAGTAGGTTGTAAAATGAAGGGTGGTCGTATAATGAGGCAGATGGAAATTCTAGTGAACGGACAGGTGGTGCTGTGTTGTGATGATGCAGATGGTAAAACAAATTATGGTAATGTATTCAAAGACGGAATAGAAGAAACCTGGAAAAATATTCAGAACGAACACACATTAATCTTTGAAAAAACCTTCTCTGAAGACAAGAAAAATTTAATCTGTAACAGTTGTACTCGCGGAGTCTTTAGCCATGCCAACGGAAAAAATGCAGGATCTTTTTCGGCTTTAGAAGAGTATTTCCAAAAAGTGCAAAAAGAAACTGCTATAAGAGTTGGTTTATAAATAGACTGAACAACTACTCCAGACCTACTTTTACCATGCGTATACGTAGCTCTAATGCAGTTTAAAGGTGTGATTAAATAGTATTATGACCAAGTTTGTAAGTGTAATAGGTAACGGTGAGAGCAGGAGGGGATTCGATATAACTCCTTTGAAAAGTGTCACCACAGTAGTTGGTTGCAACGCAATATTCAGAGACCATAATTTAGAATACGTGGTGTGTGTTGACCGGCATATGTGTCAAGAGGCCGCAAACGCAGTTGGTAAAAATACAACAATATACACTAGAGACAGATGGTACAAACAGTTCGCTTTTTGGCCTAACGTCAAGTGTGTGCCTGATTTACCATACGAAGGAGACAAAAGACAAGACGATCCTTTCCACTGGGGCACAGGACAGTTTGCCGCACTTGTTGGAATGCAGTTCAAACCCAAAGCAATATTTCTTGTGGGCATGGACCTATGGGGCATAGGAGAACACAAAGGACCCGAAGGGGTCAATAACATTTACAAAGGTAGTACAGGATATACATACATTAAGAGACCGGTTGATCCCAGTTACTGGATACATCAATTCAACAAGCTGTTCGAACATTCAGACTGCAGATGGATAGTGGTAAATGAAGAGGGCTGGAAGATGCCAGAGGAATGGAAGGCCAACAAAAATGTTTTCCAAGAATCATACGAAGGCATGGCCAAGTGGGTCAACAAGCAGTTGACAAAATAATAATAACGCATATAATTGTTGTATGACCAAGACTATGGTAGATCACCTGATGGTGCAACAGCAGATACGTGGACCACACAAGAAGTGGAAACACATGGTGGCCGTGATGTGCCTCAATCTCACATACAGGAAACACGTCAAGATAATATTACCAAAACTTTTTACAAAATATCCTAACCCCGGAGCATACCTGCGGGGCAGACTCGCGACACAACAACGTATGCTGAAACCATTGGGTATGTGGGAAGTGAGATCAAAAAGAATTAGAAAGATGACAGAACAGTATTTGGAATGGGATGGCAAGGAGGCCAGCGAACTGCACGGCATAGGCAAGTACGGTTCTGACAGTTACCAAATATTCTTCTTCAACAACATACCGTCCAACGTACAAGACAAAGAATTAAAAAAATACATTGACAAACTGATAGGATAGTTTATAATAGTAATATGTTTGAAAAATATAAAGATGGAGATCTTATCACTCTAAAGTTAATGCATGGTGAGGAAGTTATTGGCACTCTGCAATCACAAACCGAAACCACACTTGAAATCAAGAAAGCATTGACGCTGATGCAAGGTCCACAAGGACTTGCGTTTGGTACATTTTTCTCTACTGCTGATCAAGATAAAGATATTTCACTGGCAAAAGACAAGATACAGTGCATATCATTTATTAACGACAAGATATCTGAAGAATACAAAAGAGTTTTCTCAGCAATTAAGACACCTGAAAAACCTAAAATCATCGTATAATGTCACACTTTGATAAGCACAGCAAAAGCATCAAGGCACTGATTGACACAACAGAAGCGATGCTGGACAGTATGGAAAAGTACGGAGTAGATCCAGAGACAATGACAAAGAGACCCGAGTTCACAGTGTTGATTCACTTCTTGAAATCTATCATCGATGGAGAATTAAATATTCCAAACGAGCTAACAGACACACTCAGAGAAAAAGGCAAAGAACTAGGCATAAACATGGACGACATCAACAAAAGGTTAAACTAATAAGAGGACTCAAAGACTTTCATCCCTCTATAAACACTCTGCAAGTCATCAATAACAGGAGAAAAGATGACTTACTACTCAACTAAAACATACGGACACAACCTAGGCCTGGCCTGTGTGTTCAGACAACCCAACGCGGATCACTCACACTGCCATCTGCTACACGGATATTCACTGGCATTCAAATTCACATTTGGTTGCAAGGAACTTGACAACAAGAACTGGGCTGTGGACTTTGGTGGACTCAAACCATTGAGGGAATGGCTGGAAGATTGCTTCGATCACAAACTTGCATTAGACATGAAAGATCCACATCTCGAGAAGTTCAAGGAACTAGAACAGTTAGACCTTGCAGAGATAAGAATGTTTGACGGAGTAGGTGCAGAGAAATTTGCCGAACACGCCTTTAACTTTGCAGACGATTTGATAAATGTCAAAACTGGCGGAAGATGCTTTGTGGAGAGTGTGGAATGTATGGAACATGGAGCCAACAGTGCAATCTACAAAAGACCAGAATAAATTTCTATTTGATCTAGTAAGGGTAGGCCTTAACAACAAGGCCTATTACATACAGACCTACGATACACCGTTAGGTAGAAAATGGATAGAGGCATTACAAGATAATATTAAAAAACAGAGAGTACTAGAAAAGAATTTCTGTTTCCTTGGTTTTGCAAGTTCTAGCAGAGATCTGAACTTCCTGGTCAAAGAGTTGAACAAGTCAGTTATTCAAATAAATTCATTTAACTTTGAACCACCATACGAGAATATACATCCGTTTGTTGTGGACGACTTTCAGTATTCTGAAAACTTGCCAGTGGGCAGAGAAAAAGACGGAGACTTTCCTGGACTTAAACTGAAACACGAGGCCTGTAATCTACTGCACAGATATTTTGAGGATCTGCAGGGAACTTCTTGGCAACTTTCAAATTTCTATCTACAGGCAGACGAAAAAACAAAGTATGCTATACGACAGCTTAATAATATTTGCCACGAAATCGAAGGGTGGGTCGAATCGTATAGGAAGAGCAAAGTAGATCCAGAGTGGATTAGGCCTTCACAAATAACAACTTTTTTGAACGCACCCAGATACGAATTGCAAGACCAAGATTTCGAACTGTTCAAACAGAACAGGTATCGCAGGGAACTGGGAGGAGTATACCTACATTGGTCACAGGTTGGGAAAACACTGTACGAAGTTTTCAGGGACGAAGACGGGAAAAAATTAGACGAGGCCACTTGTTCTGCAATAAATCATCAGAAATATTACTCCGGGGAGTTTGACATAGAGTGGGGACAGACCATAGACGAAGACACATTCGACTGGAAGCAGAAAGAAATGGACGAGTTCCGTGCGTGGTTAAAATTAAATGATTTTGATTGGGAAGATCCCAAGCTGGCACTAGGTTACATCAAGATCGGACAGGTAGACCTGCAGAGGACATTCGGTACAGATGCAACGTTCAAAGAAATATACGAAGTAATGAATAATAATTTAAATATAACAAGTATAAAAACAATAGCAAGTCGAACGTTTGAATGTGACTACCCGTACACACTAGACAGCGAAGACTGGCAACAGATGCAAATGGAAAGTTTGAGGCAAGGATATGAATCACGTAGTATGCGTTAAATGGGGCAACAAGTATATTTCTCAATATGCTAACGTACTTTATAAAATGGTTAAGAGGCACACAACAGTACCTTACGAATTTCACTGTATCACAGACGACCCAAAAGGTTTAGACCCACATATAAATGTAATATCTTTACCAAACGATCCATGGATCAAGACCTGGTGGAGCAAACTATGGATGTTCGGAGAACACTTGCCATTAAAAGGCAACGTGTTGTTCTTTGATCTGGATGTAATTGTACACAACAACATAGATTCGCTGTTCACCGTTGATCCTGGGAAGTTCATGATAATCAGAGATTTCAACAGGTGCAGAATGGGTGATAAATGGCAAAATTCAAATTCAAGTGTTATGCGTTGGGAGACAGGAACAATGAATTTCCTTTGGGATGAATTTGTCACTGATCACAAAAAAATCTTAAGAAGATATCCAGGAGATCAAGATTGGATAACTTTCCGTGCCAAGAAAGAAATTATACATTTTCCAGACGAGTGGATACGTTCATACAAGTGGGAGATGATAGGATTCAAGGACACAAAAGCAAGAAGAGGAGCCAAGTTTGTGTTTGAAAAGGAACCAATAATAACAGAGGACAACAAGGTTGCAGTATTCCATGGCGATCCAAAGCCTTTCAACTGTGGTGATAAGTTTGTTGTAGATAACTGGCAATGAAGAGTTACGGAAAAGTAAGAGTGCAAAGAGTTGCACCGGGTCTGGCGGAAATGCCTGATGACTGCGGATACGACAAAAAATTTAAATTCAACATAGACATGAACAGCAACGGTATAATGGGGGACTGCATAGAATGGTGTCAGCTGAACTGTGAGGGCAAGTGGGGTTGGTGGTTTGAACATCCATCTCATATGACTGTCGATGGTCATAATTGGGAGGACCAAGATGCATACATGAGTTTCGAGAAGAAGAAAGATGCTACAAAATTTTGGATGTCTGTGGGTATAGTTAACATGGGGAATAAATGAAGCACGACTGTATTTTCACTTTTGGATGTAGTTTAATGTATGGTGCAGATCACAAGTCGACCAAGAATAATACACGGCCGAGTAACGAAGCATACACAAACCTGGTGGCCGATCACTACAATCTCAAACACTATCATTTTTCTGTGAATGGGCACAGCAATCAAGACATCGCCAGACAGGTTTTTATTGCAACAAAATTCCAAGAGGAAAACAATCTAAATCCAATATATTGGATAGGATGGACAAAATACAAACACCTAGGGCTTACTCACCCAATTGGAAAAAATAAAACAAGAGACTGGCCACACGTGAGAGTACACAACGAACTGATCAAGGACAGCAAGGATGAAGACTTGCATAAGTGGGCGAAAGATGTGTACAAGGTTGTGGACAAGATGTCGAGATTCGTACTGTCTGTGAATACTGTACTACAAGTGAATAGTTTTTTAAAAATGAAAGGCCTAGAAGCAATTAATTCATTTAACAGTGCTACATGGAAAACAGAATGTACGCCCAGTAATTATTTTATAAAAAATACCAAGGAACCAATAGAAAACCTTCTAGAGGACTGGGTTGAGCAAAAGACAAAAAAGTTTGACAAGGATTATCGGTATGTGACAAGAGGTATGATAGTAGGGAAGTCAGGAAATTCATACAAGACGTTTGATCCATACTTAGAAAGCCTATGGCAAGAAATTAAAAAATTTAAATGGTTTGAGTGGGGTATAGACGATCTAGGCTTTCAAATGTGGTGCAGAGACAACGATCTAGGAATGTATCCTGAAAAAACACAAAATATTAGCACATGGCACCCAGACGAAAAAGCACACCAGGAGGCCGCAAAGAAAATAATTAATAGTAGTATTATGGGAGATATTTTAAAATGAGCTTATTCGAAATAACAGACGAAGCCAAGAACCAAATTGAAAAATTGCTAGAAAAGAACCCGGGCAAGTACGCAGTGAGTCTAGCGGTGCTAGGTGGTGGCTGTGCAGGATTCAAATACGATTGGGGTTTTGCAGACACAAAAGAAGCTGTGGGCGATGGTGATCACATAGAAGACTGGCACACAGGTAGATTCGTCGTGGACGAGACTTCCATGATGTATGTGGCAGGTACTAAGATTGATTGGATCGAAGAGACATTTGGTTCACAATTTGAGATATCCAATCCCAACAGCTCGAGCTCTTGTGGATGTGGAGAGAGCTTTGGAATATAAATGGACACGGCATTTGTAATAGGCAACGGAGAATCAAGAAACATATTTCCAATAGAGGAGCTGAAAGGTAAAGGTGTGATCTACGGATGTAATGCCATTTACAGAGATTATCCCGAACTTTGCGATCACATAGTTGCTGTAAACCAACCAATGTATGACGAATTAGAAAAATGGCACACTGCTGATAACAAGATAAAGATACATGGACCAGATGATATAAGCGAATGGAATTTTGTAATATCGGGAGATGTAGATTATGCCTGTCCCGAAGGATTAAAACTTTATAGATATTGGAGAGGCGGAGACATTAAGAAGATGGGAGTCATTCGTACAATAGACTTCACACAAAATCGTGGATCAGGAATGAGTGCTGTGTTGATGGCGGCAGAGTCAGGAATAAAAAATGTTATCTTAATGTCATTTGATATATTAGGTGCGAGGCAGTGGGAAAGAGATACTCCAAGCAGACAACAAAACAACATATACAAGGACACTGAGAACTACCCAACCAGAGTAAGCATGAAGGCCTATCTAAAATACGAATGGATGTTTCAGCTAAGACAGATAATAAGAAAGCATCCAAACACGAATTTCCATTTTATCAATCGTAAAGAATACTTGTTCGGCAACACTTTCCTACGATGGTACTTTGATCAAAAAAATATCAGTGTCGGGACCTATGGTGATTTACGTAGATGGGTAGATGGCAACCGTGACAATATCAAATGGGCAAGACTATAGAGTCTGCGTAGAACTAGCATCCATCTTATATATTTTCCTCATTTTTACACCAACAGTCTGTGCAAATTTCTTTGAGTCGCAAAGGTTACAGACGTGTTTGAAATCGTTCGATGCACGAGTTACATCGACCTGAGCCTTTGGCCTCAAAAATGTGGTTCCGCACGAGTCACACTTGAATACATATATGGTGTTTTTCCTATGGAAGGTATGGTGTGTACCCAATTTACTCTTGCGTTCGTACAATCTCATTGTCTTGAGCATTTCTATGAACATATAACTATTTAATAAATATGTACAACAGATTATGGCAAGAATTAATATAGATACAGGAACACTGGGAAATTTAGCAACAGGCGATACTTTACGTACCGCAATGACTAAGATCAATACGAATTTTTCAGACGTGTATCAGCTGATTGGTGACCCATCAACAGGACTTATAACAACAGCAGTTACTAATGGTGATCTTAAACTACAAGCAAACGGTACTGGTGCCATAGAGATAGATAATTTGACAATAACAAATTCTGCTATTTCAAGCATAACAACCAACTCCGACGTGACTATTTCAGCAAACGGCACAGGTGCAGTAGCAATAAGTTCCGTAAAAATAAGCATGGCTAATCTACCCACATCTGACCCAAGTGTTGCAGGTCAATTATTCAGAGACGGAACAGATCTTAAAGTAAGCGTTGGTTAATAACCTATAGACACATATCCTAAAGAACACTAAATATTGCTAATATGACACAATCAGTAGTAGATGTAGGTGTACAGGGCAACGACGGATCAGGTGATTCGCTGTATGAATCTGGCAACAAGATAAACGATAACTTCCTAGAACTTTTCGCTAGACCTTCTGTAGAATCACACATCAGGATGTCGGGTAATTTAATATCCTCATCTGACTCTAATGCTGACATCACACTGGAGGCCAGTGGAACAGGACACATAGTTTTTCCTGCAATATCTTTTATTGGTAACAATATAACAGGTACAAGATCAAACGAGGACCTTGTAATTTCTGCCAGCGGTTCTGGCAAGGTAGTAATAGGATCGGTAGGATTCTCAGGAGCGACTATAAGTTCATCGGACTCAAGCATAATCAATATTAACGAAGGACTAATCGTTGATGGTACATTGTTAGTCACAGGTGCTTCTTCTCTTTCAGGAGCCATTTCAGGAGGTACAGGATCAACACTGGGTAACCTAACTCTTGCAAACGGATCTATCACAGATTCGTCGGGTGCTTTGAGTTTTGGAAATGAGAACCTGACAACAACAGGAACTTTTTCGGCAGAGACAGGCTCGACGCTGGGCAATCTAACTTTTGCAGATGGCACAATAACAGACTCATCAGGAGCAATCAGTTTTGGTAACGAGAACTTATCAACAACAGGAACACTAACAGTCGCTACAAGTTCGACTTTTGGAAACTTGACACTAGCAGATGGATCGATCACAGACTCGGGTGGATCGATAGATTTTGGTAATGAGAATCTTGCAACGACATCCACGTCAATGCCGATAAACAACACGCTGACAGTAGCGAATGGATCGATCACAGATTCATCGGGTGCTATAAGTTTTAATGATGAAAATGTAACAACGACAGGTACAATTACTAGAGCCACTGGTTCAACAATAGGAAACTTGACCTTGGCGAATGGATCGATCACAGATTCATCGGGTGCTATAAGTTTTGGTAACGAGAACCTTGTAACAACATCCACATCAATAACATTAAACAGCACATTGACTGTGGCGAATGGATCGATTACAGATTCAAGTGGGGCAATAAGTTTTGGAGACGATAATATAGCAACAACAGGTACACTTACAGGAGTGACAACACTGACAGCTTCTTCATTAACAACCACAACTGGAAATAGTTCATTAGTAGGAACAATATCCATAGACAATCTTACGTTTAACGACAACATAATTGCATCAACATCAAACGCAGATATAATTTTCCAACCAGGCGGATCTGGTGTTGTAAATATTTCAGACTTAACAATTGACTCATCTATCAGCTTGAAAGACAATGTGATACAGGTCACTACTTCCAATGCCGACATATTTCTTACACCATCGGGAACAGGAAGTGTGGTTATGTCAAAAGTAGACATCAATGAAGGAACCGTTGATAATGTTGTCATTGGTAATTCAACTCCGGTGGCGGGATCTTTTACTACACTAACATTCAATCCTGCAGGTGCAGGGAGTTTGGTTGTTGACGGAATAACAATATCAGACAATCAGCTAACAACAAATGCTTCTAACAGTACTTTAGAAATCAACGCTAACAGTTCTGGAAGAGTATCTTTAAACAGTATAGTTCTACCAGCGTCGGATGGTTCGACAGGACAAGTATTCAAGACAGATGGAAGTAATGATTTATCATTTGAGACATCGGCCATTCTATTAGGAATTTCAGACATACAGGACGGAACGGCCTCTTTTGCCTTTAAGTCTTCGACAACAATAGATCATGTGGTATTCACAGGTGCACACGAACTTATTTCGTCAACGATCAGAGACATAAACACATTCAGCGCCGCAAAGTATGACAGTGTGTGGTACCATATGATCACACGTAACGATGATTTTGATACACTTGCAACAGGTAAGGTTTCTGTAGTACATGGATTGAGTGATGATAGTGCCATTGAAGCGTTCATGAATGAGGCCAGTGTCACTAGAACATCAACAGAGGACATAATGACCATATCGGTTGATGTCAATGACGGCTTAATAAGATTACGAGGTGTGGGTAACAATCCAGAATGTTCTTGTTCATTCTATGCCATAGGACTTGGTGATAATGATTCAACAGGATATACAGGAGAGCCAAATGCCACAGTGGTAGCAACGTCAGTTGGGGATCCAATAACCACAACAATAGATCCTGTGACCGCTACAGGTACAATGTCGTTCGTAGCTGGATCAACTGCTACAACAATAGCCACGTTTGACAAGACACAATTTGACAGTGCATGGTTTATAGGAGTCATTAAAGATATTACAAACACAGAGTGGACATCAGTGAAATATTCTGTTGTACACAACAACGATAGTGTGTACCTTTCACAATCGGGCATAAACAGGACCGATACCGGTTTACATTACATACCGACCATAACAGGTGATGTAGAGAGTGGAACAGGTCTTGTACAATTAAATGGAAGTGCTACTGAGTTATCAAATTCTTTCAAATACTACAGGATAGGACTTGGAGATAATGATTCCGCTGGATATTCCGGTGAGCAAGAAGCAGGCGTTGTAATAAACGCTGACATAGACTCAGCGTCAGAGGCCATAGACAGTTGGGCTCATGCAGATTACAGGGGTGCAAAATATTTCATCTCTATAAACAATGCAACCAAGACAGAAATTACTAATATGGAGGCATTGGTAGTACACGATGGAACAAATGCTTTCGTAACAACATACAACATAGTGAACACTACAACCGTTAACGATGATGTAGTAACACTGACAGCGGCCATAGATGGCGATAATGTTGTGTTAAGTGGTGCAGGACATGATGTAAATTTGAGAGTACACGCATACAGAATTTTATTAGCAGACGACGAAGCAGACAGAACAGGAACCAATGTGAATGTAATAGGTGAAGTGACTGTGTCAAGTACAGCCACAGCCGTTGACACATTCGATGATGGATCCTTTGATGCGGCACACTACATTGTAATTGGTACAAAAAGCAACGACAGTTCTATATCAGAAGTTAATGTGATTAGTGACCAGTCGGATTCGTATGTAATGGTTGGTCCGACAATTAGTACTCAAGGAACAGACCTACTGGCTTTCTCAACAACATACAGTGGTAGCACTGTAACTCTTAAGGCATCGTCAACGGGTGGTGGTTCAACAACAGTCAACGCATACAGAATTGCACTTCAGGCTCCGCCTCAAAGAGCAGAAGTCGTAGACAGTTGGGCTCACGCAAGTTACAGAGGTGCGAAGTATTATGTTTCTATTAACGATCTAACAAACAATGAAGTAATGAATGTAGAAATATTAGCGGTACACAATGGAACAGATGCTTTTATGGTGGACTATGGAAACATAACCACAAAAGGAGCAGACCTATGTACTTTCACGGTTGACATATCAGGCAACGACTTTAGATTACTATGTGAATCTACACAAAACAACACAAGAGTAAATGCATACAGAATTTTATTAGCAGATGACGAAAATGATTCAGCATCAACAAACATTAATGTCGTAGGTGAAGTGACAGTGTCCAGTGCCGCGACAACACTTGATACGTTCAGCACCAACACATACCAAGGTGCACACTATATTATAGTAGCATCCAAATCAAATGACAGTGCGATACTTGAAGCCACTGTGATCAGCGATGGAACAACAGCTTTCGTATCACAAGGACCACAAGTCAGCACAGAGGGAACGGCTTTACTACAATTGGCCGCATCTCACTCAAGCTCGACAACAACAGTTACAGCGGCCGCAACAACAGGTGGCTCAACCAAGGTTAATGCATACAGAATAAACATAGCTAGAGGTGCCTCAACTGCATCTACCACAACAACATTGAATGCCTTTAGTGCTTCAACTTACAGAAGTGCTAGTTATTTCATGCAGATAGTGGATGAGGACACACCTAACTACGAGTCATTCGAATTGAGAGTGACACACGATGGCTCAGATGCTTATGTAAGTACATTTGCACGAATCGGGAACCTAGAAACGGACCTAGCGACCATCACTGCAGACATCAGTGGGGGTAATGTTAGGTTATTAGGTGAGATAAGTAACACTAACAACACAGAAATTAAATTTGTGAGAAGGATTTTTAACGTATAATGACAAGACTAGTACTTAATGTAGGATCAAACGCAAACGACGGAACAGGTGATACTTTACGTGATGCGATGATCAAAGTGAACGACAACTTCACGGAGTTGTATGCATCACCCCTTTTCAATGATGGAATAAGCATAAGTGGTAATGAGATAAGAGCAAATCGTACCAATGACGATTTAGTATTTGCTCCGTCTGGTACAGGTTCTATACTGTTTCCGGCCATAAGAATTAACGACAACAACATAGAAGGTACAAGATCAAATGAGGATATAAATTTATTGCCTTCAGGATCAGGTACGGTAGTACTTGGATCAATTGGTATAGCAGGAACAACATTAAGTTCTAGTGATTCTTCTACAATAAACATCAACGAAGGATTAATTGTTGATGGTACCTTAACAATATCAGGAGCAACTACATTCACAGGAGCCATTTCGGCAGGTACAGGATCAACAATAGGTAACCTTACACTGGCGGATGGATCTATCACAGATTCATCGGGTGCTATAAGTTTTGGAAATGAGAACCTGACAACAACCGGAACATTAACGGCCGCGACGGGATCAACACTGGGTAACCTTACACTAGCGAATGGATCAATAACAGACTCATCAGGAGCAATCAGCTTTGGTAATGAGAATCTGACAACAACAGGTACAATGTCAGCTGAAACAGGATCAACTATTGGAAACTTGACACTAGCAGATGGATCGATCACAGACTCGGGTGGGTCAATCAGTTTTGGAAATGAAAATTTAAGTACAACAGGAACAGTTACAGTAGGCAATTTACTTTTAGCATCAGCATCAATAACCGATTCGAGTGGTGCAATAAGTTTTGGCAATGAGAATTTAACATCAACAGGAACAATCAATAGTGGAACGGGTTCAACAATAGGTAACCTTACACTAGGCAATGGATCAATAACAGACTCTGGTGGATCTATTGATTTCGGAAATGAGAATTTAAGTACAACAGGAACTTTCACACTCGGAACCATGGTCATGGCCGCGGCATCCATAACAGATACATCAGGTGCAATTTCATTTGGAAATGAAAACTTGTCAACTACAGGAACACTAGGAGCAGGCGCAACAACAGTAGATGCAATAACAGTCAGCGGTACAGTATCAATGGCAGGTACCGTAAACATAGACAATCTTAATTTCAATGATAATATTATATCTTCTGATTCCAATGCAGATATACTTGTCACTCCAGGAGGAACAGGTACAGTACTAATTTCAAATTTAACTGTTGACTCATCTATAAACATAACAGACAACGAGATCACAGGACTTAATTCAAACCAAGACTTAATTATATCACCGTCTGGAACAGGAAGTGTGATTATGTCAAAAGTAGACATCAATGAAGGAACTATAGATAACACAGTGATTGGTGCTACAACACCACTTGCCGGAACTTTCACAACATTGAGTGCTACTACTTCGGCAGTAATTGACGGAGTTACAATATCAGACAATCAAATAACAACAAACGCATCAAACTCTAATCTTGAACTGTCAGGTAACGGTTCAGGTAGTGTAACGATAAGCGGATTCACTTTTCCAACGTCAGACGGAACCGATGGTCAATTCCTTAAAACAGATGGTGCAGGTACACTTGCCTTTGCCACAGCAGGTGCCTCTTTAAGTGTATCAACAATAGCAGATGCCACTACCACTGTGGCCACTTCAACAGCTTCTGTCTTAAACACATTTGCGGCGGCAACATTTAGAAGTGCCAAGTACTTTATATCCATAACAGACGCTACGAACAGCAGATTTGAGATAGTTGAGGCCAATGTCACACACGATGGAACTAATGCCTACATCGCTGTGTTTGGATCTACAACCGATCACACAGGACCTTTGACTTCATTTACAGCAGACATTGACAGTGGAAACGTTAGGGTATTGGTTACAAACACATCCAGTGACAGTACAGTATTCAGATTCCAAAGATTAGCTGTCAACGTATAGCATTTTACATTCGGTTTATAAAATCTTTACTAAATAATCGTATCAACAGAGGATTTAAAAATGGCTAAACAGAGTATTAACATTGGAACAGCGGCAAACGACGGAACAGGTGATCCGTTAAGAACCGCATTTGACAAAATTAACGATAACTTCACAGAATTATACGGTGCAGATGACGACGCAACCAATTTTGTAATAGAAGATACAACTCCGCAATTAGGTGGAGATCTAGACGTTAACGGACAAAGAATTACATCAGCAAGATCAAACGAGGACATCATAATATTACCAAATGGTACGGGTGGTGTTATTGCTTCAGCAATCAGAATAGCAGGAACAACATTAAGCTCAGATGACTCAGCGTCGATCACAGTAGCAGAAGCATTACAAATAAACGGTGCAACTAACATTGACGGAGCGGTTACAGCCACTTCGACTATGGCAGTAACAGGTGCAACTACACTATCAAGCACATTGGCAGTAACAGGTGCAACTACAATGTTAGCAGGATTGACAGCAACAAGTTTAACAACAAATGACATTGTGTCAAATGGATCAAACGCAGACATTACATTAGATCCAACAGGAACAGGAGATATTAATTTGACTGCAGGTGCAGATGTTAATATTCCAGCAAACATCGGTTTAACATTTGGTGATGATGGAGAGAAGATCGAGGGTAATGGAACAAACTTAACTATTGCATCTTCTGGAACAACAACTATCACTTCAACAGGATCTACTGATATCACAAACGCGGCATCCGTAGGTGGAACGTTAGCGGTGACAGGTGCAATGACTCTTACAAATACATTAACAGCAAGAGACATCACTACAAACAATATTCAATCAAATGGTTCTAACGCAGACATTTCGATCCAGGCCAACGGAACAGGAAATGTAGTTGTTGGTGCGTTGACTTTAAACGGCACAGCAATCAGTTCCGCTGACAGCACACTGATACAGTTAAACGAGGCCGTAAACATTTCAGGTGCTTTAGACGTTGCAGGTGCAATGACAACAATCGGACAAACAATCACAGGAAACGTTTCGATCACTGGAGCAACAACTTTCGTTGGAGCAATAGGTGTAGGTGACTTGAACATCCTAGCAGATGGTACAATCACAACAGATTCAAATGGTGACTTCGTTGTTGACCCAGCAGGTACAGGTGCTATCGTACTGACAGGACCTATAACAGCAACAGGCGTACAGACTACAACAGGACAACTGAACGTTGACAACTTGAGAGCAGATGGTAACACACTTTCAGCTACAGACACAAACGGTAGTGTAAACATCACTCCAAATGGATCAGGAAGTGTTGTACTAGGTGGAGAAATCGTTGGTGTAACAAACGAATTGAACGCAACAGACATTGAAGTTTCAGGTGTGTTGAGATCAAACACTATCCAGAGTGACACGACAGACGCAGACATCAACATATCATCACAGGGTACGGGTGTAGTAGGTATAAGTTCACAGCTTACACTGACAGGATCATTCCTGCCAGCCATACACACATTCGTGGCAACTGATGCAATCACAGTAACAGAACACGCAGGTAGAACACTATTACTTGGTGAAGTAGGCGGTAACGCGGCAGTGACACTAACACTACCAGCGGCAACAGGATCTGGTGCAGTTTACAAA